ATCTCTTACCCCCCTATAATCCCCCCTTAATCTCCCCCGAAAAGAAAGAGAGAGGGCGCGCTCTGTCGGTGGCGGTGGAGGGGGATTTGTAGACTCTACTTAGGCGAGAGGTGGTGACATGCCGAATGAACAGAATCTTATCCCGTTCGAGGAACGAACAGAGAGCGAACAGAGAGAAATCCGAGCTTCTGGCGGCCGTGCATCCGGCGCGTCACGGCGGCGAAAGCGCAGCCTGAGAGAAGCGGCAGACCTGTACCTCTCTCTCCCGGTGGCGGACAAGCGGGCGTGGAACAAGTTGGCTCATGATGGCGTTGACCCGGAGGACGTGGATAACCAGATGGCGATCATTGCAGGCCTAACAGTAAAGGCAGTCAAAGGCGACGCGAAGGCGGCAAAGGTGCTGTTTGATTTGTTAGGGGAGGCAGAAGGGAAGGACGATGAGAGCGAAGAGGTTAAGGTGGTCATAGATGTCTGAGATTCGTTTATCGTCCGTCCTTGGACCTGCATTCCACCTACTGGCTCGTGACGTATTCCAACACGGACACACACACTATGATTTGTCTGGTGGCCGAGGCTCGCTTAAATCTTCCTGCGTCTCCCTGCTGGTGCCGCTTATCTTGCTGACCAATTCAAACACCCACGCCTTGGTACTTCGCAAAGTGGCGAACACCATCCGGGACAGCGTATATGCACAATATCTATGGGCAATCGGAGAATTGGGTATGGCGGCATACTGGGGCGCTAAGGTTCAGCCTATGGAGCTGATTTATAAGCCGACTGGGCAGAAAATCATGTTCCGGGGCGCTGATGACCCCATGAAAATAAAGTCCATTAAGGTTCCGTTCGGATATATCGCTGTAACACACTTTGAAGAAAAAGATCAGTTTTCCGGTCGGGCGGAGATTCGAACCATTTTACAATCTACCATGCGCGGCGGGTCGAAGTTCTGGAACTTTGAGAGCTACAATCCACCCATAAGCCGGGACAACTGGGTCAATAAGGATAGCTTGGAGGAAAGAGCAGACAGGCTGTGCCACAAGAGTACATACTTGGAAGCCCCACCGGGGTGGTTGGGGGCGCAGTTCCTAGCAGAAGCTGAACACTTGAAGACCACGGACGAGAGGGCCTATCGCCATGAATACTTGGGCGAAGCTGTCGGCACCGGCGGGAATGTATTTGAGAATCTGGAGTTGAGGGAAATCACGGACGAAGAGTTCGCTTCCTTTGACCGTATCTATCAAGGTGCGGACTGGGGCTGGTTCCCGGACCCATTTGCCTTTATCCGACTCCACTATGACCGGGCTAGAGAGACAATATACCTAATGGACGAGATATACCAAAATAAGCTGACCAACGAGGCGAGCGCAAAGTTGATCCTATCCAAAGGATACAAGGATGCTTACATTACCTGCGACAGCGCCGAGCCGAAGTCAGCGGCGGACTACCGGGCAATGGGGCTTCCGGCCAAGGAAGCAATCAAAGGCCCTGGAAGCGTGGAATATGGCATGAAGTGGCTCCAGCGGAGGAAGATTGTTATTGACCGCCGGAGGACACCAAACGCATATAACGAGTTTGTGAATTATGAGTATGAGCGAAATAAGGATGGGGAGATCATCAGCGGGTATCCTGACGAGAATAACCACCTTATTGACGCCACAAGATATGCTCTCGAGCGTGTATTTAGGAGAATGGGGGTAACTGCTTGAACATAAATGATAAGCTGAAAGAGCTGGGCTTTGCCACCATCAGCGAATACTTTTACCGAAAAGTGCAGGAATGGAAAAGCTGGTATATTGGAGATGTGAAGGGCTTCCATCGGTACAAGGTTCGAAACGGAACGAGCATGGTTCGATGCAAGCGGTATACTCTCAACATGGGCAAGAAGATCCCAGAGGATTGGGCAAACCTCCTGATGAATGAAAAGGTGGAAATCACTCTGGAGGGGCAGCGGGAGCAGGAATTTATTGACCGCGTGTTCGCCGAAAACAACTTTCTGGTCCAGGTAAATGAGATGCAGGAAAAAGCGTTTGCACTCGGGACAGTGGCCTTTATACCGCGAGTAGTAGGCATGGAAGCGACGGAGTTTGGTCCCATTCCTGGAAGCGCAAGCGGCATTGTAATGGATTATGTGACCGTGGAGCATATCTGGCCGCTGGCATGGCAGAACGGTATTATTACCGATTGCGCATTTGATAGCATCGTGACCGTCAACGGTGAGGATTATTGTTATCTCCAGATTCATCACAAGGTAGACGGCTTATACGACATCGAGAATCGCATCTATCATTACCGCAATAACAATGTGGATGCAGAACTGTCTTTGGCCGACATTCCAGGGTTTGAGGCAGTCCCTCCTGTGGTACATACCGGATCAGATCAGAGGCAGTTTGTTATTGACAGGCCTAATATTGCCAACAATTTTGACGATTCTCCGCTGGGGGTTTCTGTCTATGCAAACGCCATCGATGTTCTCAAAGGCGTAGATGTGGCCTATGATAGCTACGTCAATGAGTTCGTCCTTGGAAAAAAGCGCATCATGGTCAAGCCGTCTGCAACCAAAGACCTCGACGGAGAGCCATTTTTTGACCCGGACGACTTGGCTTACTATGTACTCCCGGAGGATGTAAGTGACGGTGCGGTCATCACGCCCATCGACATGACACTACGTACCCAGGAGCACAACACGGGTATCCAAGACCAACTGAATCTACTGTCCAGCAAGTGTGGCTTTGGAGAAAACCATTACCGCTTCGACCAGGGGAGCATTACCACAGCCACCCAGGTCATCAGCGAAAACTCCACCATGTTTAGGACCATCAAAAAGCATGAAATCATTTTGGAACAGGCCATTACAGAGTTGTGCCATATTATTCTTCGGCTTGGGAATGCAGCCATGGGCGCCGGGCTGAATGAAGATGCTAAAGTTACCATTGACTTTGATGACTCTATCATCGAGGACAAGACCACCGAGCGGAATAATGACCGTCAGGACCTTGCGGCGGGCATTATGAACCCGTGGGAGTACCGCATGAAGTGGTACAACGAGGACGAGGCTACGGCTAAGAAAATGCTGCCAAAGATGGAGGACATGACAACGGAAGGGGAGAACGAGATTGAATGAAATACCCATTCTCTCCCGAAGTTCTGGACTCTCTTCCAGAAGAATTGGCCGAGCTATACCGCAGTCTGGAAGCGACGCTCCTGGAGGAAATATGTTCTCGCCTGAAATTATCCGGCGAGCTGAACGAGGTCACGGTGCAGGATATACGGGCACTCCGCTCCCATGGCATTGACCTAAAGGACATAGAAAAGGCCATCCAGAGCACCGCAAACATCAGCCAGCGGGACTTGCAAAAGCTCTTGGACGACGTGGCGGAGCGGAACCAGCGGTACTACCAGGAGGTTATGGACATTGCGGGTGTAACTGCACCGGAAACACTGGTTAGCATCGAGGACACATGGGCTATCTACGAGCAGACCAAACAGACATTCCATAACATGACCGGCTCTATGGGCTTTCTGGTGGACAACGGGCGGACGATGCTTCCCACGGCCAGGGCCTATCAATGGGCGCTGGATAACGCTGAAATGCAGATCACGAGTGGGGCCATTTCTTACAATCAGGCCATCAAAAGCTCCGTCAAACAGCTTGCGGACAGCGGTATCAAGGTTGTGGATTACGAGAGCGGCCACCGTGACCATATCGACGTGGCAGCCCGCCGGGCGGTGATGACGGGGGTGTCTCAGCTTTGTGCCAAGTACACGGAGCAGAGTGCAGAGTATTTGGAAACTCCTTATTTTGAAGTGTCCGCCCACATCGGGGCACGAGATAAGGGTGTCGGCTGGCAAAACCACAAGGCATGGCAGGGCCGGGTGTACTCCGTAAGGACCGGAGACAAGTATCCGAGCATTTATGAGGTGTGCGGGCTTGGCTATGTGGACGGCTTGGAGGGTGCAAACTGCCGACATATCAGGACTGCCTTTGTGGATGGTGTGATGGAGCGAACATATACCGACGAAGAACTTGCTCACATAGACGATGGGCACGACGTGGATTTTGAGGGAAAGCACTACACAGCTTATGAGGCCACACAGAAACAGCGGCAGGTCGAGCGAACTATCCGCAAGCTGAAGCGAGAACAGACCGCATACAAGGCCGCAGGGCTGACGGAGAACTACCAGGCGGTGACTACCCATATCCGGAGACTGAATCAGGAATACAAGGCGTTCAGCGAGGCGGCGGGGCTACCGTTACAAAGAGAAAGAATGCAGGTTCAATATCCGGAAGGGCTAACCAGCATAAAACAATTTTCCGGGCTGGAATCATATCAAGGGAACATAAAAATTGTCGGTAAATTCTCTTCCAGACAATATCAGGTGCAGCTTGACCCGCCGCAGATTAGCGGCGTGACAGACCACTTTGCAAATAACCTTACGATGAAACCGGATAGATCTGCATTGACGATTGAAGCGTCGCAGAGTATCATAAATAACAGCAGGTTAGTTTTGTATCAGACTGACCGGAATACATTGAAATTCTTGGCAGATAGCGGTTATGTAGTTTTAAGCGTTGACGGGAAGATTGTAACAGCGGTCCCGGAAAAGCTGAGAAAGAAGTATCGGGACTATTTGGAGGGGAAATGATATGGCGAAAAATCACAATGATAAATGCGTTTGCCCTCTTTTTGGGCGAGAAATCCTATATGGAGAGTGCTATGAGGTCCAAGAAGTTCGGGAGGACGAGATGGACATGGAGCTTGCAATAGAGCCGTTTGACGTAGATAAAGCAAATGAAGTCTGCGAGAAGTGCAAGTGGTATGTTGTGGAGGGCAGCGCGTGATAAAAGAAATTAACGGGAAAACATGGTATTGCTGCCCGTACTGCGGGAAAGCTCTTTTCCCGGTTCGACCGGATACCAAAGTAGAGCACATGCCGTTTCGATGCAAGGCATGTAAGCACGACATGGAAGTAAATATCGCATAGAGCCAAGAGCCTGTGAGCCAAGAGCCATCAGTTTCCGAGGATCCCTCGGTGGTTGATGGCTCTTTTTGTTTTGCCGAGAGGCGTAAAACCGCAGGGCGACGGCCCTGACAATAAACGGAGGTAACTACTATGAGCGAACCTATCAATAATCCTACCCAGGCCCCTGCGCCGGAGCCCGCCCCTGCGAAGACCTTCACGCAGGAGGAAGTGGATGCCATGATCGGCAAGCGGCTTGCGAAAGCCATGAAGGGTATGCCCAGCGAAGAAGAGCTGACCGCCTACCGCACCTGGAAGGACGGGCAGGCCGGAGAGAAAGAACGCTGGGACAAGCTGACTGGCGAGAGGGATACTCTCTCCGGAAAGCTGACAACCGCAGAAGCGGAGAGAGACCAGTTGAAGCGTGAGTTGTATGTCCTGAAAAAGGGCTTGACCGGCGAGGAGGCGGAGTTCATCGCTTTCAAGGCAGGGAAGATGGTGGACGACAAGACCACCTTTGAGCAGGCCGTGGACGCGCTTACCGCCGACCGCAAGAAGACTTCTTTTGACTGGACTGCTCCAGTGGGCGGAGGGAAGACAAAAACAGGAGAAAACGATGTAATGAACGCCCTGATCCGGGGCGCACTGAAATGAAAGGAGAACATAAATGGCAGTTGACATTATCGATAGAAGCAAACTTTCTGGGCTTATCCCTGAGCCCGTAACCCGTGAAATTATCCAGGGGGCCGTAACGGAGTCCGCTGTGCTGCGGATGGCCCGTCGGCTGCCCAACATGACCAGTAAGACACAGACCCTCAATGTTCTGGACGCACTGCCCACCGCCTACTTCGTCAATGGTGAGCCAACCACCGGAGCGTCCGACTCCAAGGCTTCGCTGAAAAAGACCACAAACATGGCTTGGGACAAGAAAAAAATTTACGCTGAGGAAATCGCGGTTATCGTCCCCATTCCAGAAGCGGTGTTGGATGATAGCGATTACGATATCTGGGGCGAGGTTCGGCCTAGACTCCAGGAGGCATTCGGAAAGGTCATCGACGCCGCTATTCTGTACGGCACGGACAAGCCGACTTCTTGGCGTGATGGCCTTGTCCCTTCTGCCACTACCGCAAGCGCTGTTGTGACCGCTACCAGCGACATTTTCAAGGACATCATGGGCGAGGGCGGCGTGATTGCCAAAGTGGAGGAGAGCGGCTATATCCCCAACGGCGTAATGGCGGCTATCCAGATGCGCGCCAAGCTGCGCGGCCTTGTGGATAAGAACGGTCAGCCCATTTTCAAGACCGATATGCAGGGGGATACCCGCTACGCGCTGGACGGCATGAGCATGTACTTCCCCGTGAACGGTGCTTACGACCCGGAGGAATCCCTAGCTATCGTGGGCGACTGGAGCCAACTGGTCTACGCCATTCGGCAGGATATGACCTTCAAGATTTTCGACAGCGGCGTGGTACAAGATCCCACCACTGGCAATATCCTTTATAACCTGATGCAGAACGACATGGTGGCCCTCCGCGCCGTCATGCGGCTGGGCTGGGAGATTCCCAATCCCATCAACGCCTTCAACGTCGGCAATGAGAACGCCTTCCCTTTTGCTGTTTACGCACCGGCGGGGGGTTAATAGGGTCTGACACTTTAACGCTATTCCCCAGCGGTCAGACCCTATTGGGGAAACAGGTTTCCGAGCTTGTGGGTGATGACCTGAAGGTCTATGCGAACGGCGCTGTAACGGGCACATTTCATTATGTGACCAACTACACCGAGTTCAGCAGCGCCCCGGACGAGCAGAGCGGGTATTATTTCCCGTTTCACCTGACAAAGACCGGAACACAGATGACCTTCAAGAAAAATGGCTCTCCCACAAAGGAAAACATCCTGTTTGACGCGGACATTGTCTTCCAGGTGACCAAGGATGACACCTTCGAGGTGCTTGTTGATGATTCCAGCGTAGCGAAATTTAGTTTCACTGGGGCGACGTTTGAGCCGCAGGCTAAGACGAAAGCCCGTGCGAAGAAGTAAGGAGGCGGCCTGATGGCTTACGCAGATTATGAGTATTACACTGCTGCGTATCTAGGCAAGACTATCCAAAAGGCTGACTTCCCTCGTCTGTCCCTGCGTGCAAGTTATTTCTTGGATTACTACACGCAGGGGCGGGCGGCCTCAAACAGCGAGTTGGATGCACTGAAAATGGCCTGTTGCGCCGTGGCAGAACAGTACCAGAGCATCGACCTTGCCCAGCAAGCGGCCCTGAATGCTCTTAAAAACTCCGCAAATGCTGGAGAGGCCGGAGAGTTGCAAAGCCAGAGTGTGGGTAGCTGGTCCAAAGCTTACCGAAGCGGCGGTGAAAGTGCCCAGCAGGCCACGGCAGTGGCTCAGTCGGCACAAACACATCTTGCATCTGTTGCAGCGCAGTATTTAGCCGGTACGGGCCTTCTATACCGTGGAAGGGGGTGCGGCTATGGACATGTTCCCCCATGTTGTGACGGTCTATAACACCTACGTTGAGACGGACCATTCCACCTTTGAGGAGACCACAGTGAACCACATCACTGTCCTACGGGGAGTCCTCCTGGATGCCTCTAAGGGTTCCAATGTAACCAAGAGCGGGCTGGAAAGCGCGGATGCAGTCAACCTGTACATTCCATTTTCGGTTGAGGCGTTGGACGGTGTGACAGGCATCCAAAGAAGGTATGTCGGGCCAGTCGAGTTCTGGAAAGCAGATGATAAAAGCGACCTATGGACGCTCTCTGTGGCCCGTGATAGTTTTTTCATCAAGGGTGAGGCTATACACCCGGAATGGACGGTACAGACCATAGAGGCCGACTACGACGGTGTGTACGATATTACTAAAGTCGATGAAAAGGACTTCGGCGGTGAAATGGCTCACTGGGAAGTTGGTGGGGTTTAATGCTGAAATTCAGTTTCCGCGCCGAAGGGCTGGAGGCAATCAGGGACAAGTTGGATGAGGAGTGCACCAAAGCGGAGCATACTGTGGCACTCCAGGTGCGGAAGGACACATCACCATATGTTCCGATGCTTACCGGATCATTGGACAAACGGACGCGGGTAGATGGTTCAGAAGTGATTTACCCAGGCCCATATGCACGCTACTTATATTTTGGAAAACTAATGGTAGACCCGGCTACAGGTAGCAGTTATGCATCAAAGGGCACAACAAAGGTCTTGACTGACAAAAACCTTGTATTTAATACAGCATCACATGCGCAGGCACAATCCCATTGGTTCGAAGCCAGCAAGGCCGAGAATTTGGATAACTGGATTCGGACGGCGGATAAGGCGGTGAAACGTGAACTCTGAGAAAAAAGAGAAACCCCGCATGCTGGCGGCGACAGAAGAAGTGGATAAAATCTCCCGCTCCATGCTGGTGTGGGCCAATACCTTCCCGGAAAAGCCGGTGGACATCATTAAATATGAGTTTCTGTCCGCTGACCAGGGAGACGAGACCGGTATGGCATTGTCTACCATCCAGGGGACCTATATCACAAAGCGGTTCATCCTGGGCGGCTATCAGGCGGAGTACCAATTCAAACTAATTTATCGTATTAAGCCTGGGCGCAGCAACGACAAGCGCCTGGAGGCTGACGAGCTGCTGAACCACTTCGGTGACTGGGCAAGAAAAAATCTTCCTGATTTGGGAGACGAGATTCGGGCGCTCCGAGTTGAGCCCACCACACAATCCTCTAAATTTGCCGCTTATGAGGACGGTTATGAAGACTACCAGATTTTGATGAAACTGACATATGAAGTTGGCGTTTGAAAGGAGAAAAACAATGCCTGAGTCTGATTTGACTTTTAATACTACGCCGGGCCAGACCGTAGGCCGTGAAATGTTAATTGCTTACCTAAACACTGGAGAGAGCTCTACGCCTACTTGGTCTCCAATCGGTAAGCGTGTAGAGGACAGTTCAGCCGAATACGACTGGCAAACAGAAACCAAAGTTGATATTTTTGGAAATACCTATACCAACGGGAAGAAACCAACCATTACACAAACCTTTGACCCATGTGAGTTGGATGCAGATGACGCAGCACAGGAAAAAATCTGGAACCTTGCTATCAAAGATCAGAACGTGAACGCTTTGATGAATCAAGATATGCTTATTGTCCATCTGTATGCGGGGACGGCCGGAACAGCGGTATTTGCTGAAAGATACTCCTCATGCTCTATTTTGCCGTCCGGGCTCGGTGGTGAAGGCGGTGGCACAATTGGGATGCCAATTGATGTTACATATGGCGGCACTAGAACTGTTGGTACAGCATCGATTAGTGATGGAACTGTGAAATTCACACCGGGAACCGTGGAGGTTTAACTTATGAAGGAACTGAATTTTGACTCCGGCCTTGTTACATATTCTTTGAATGGCAAGTGCGAGGTATCGTTCAACCCCACTGACAGCAACTTCGTTGAGCGGCTGTACTCCGCTTTTGAGGATCTGGACAAGAAGCAGGAGAGCTATAAGGCCCAGATCGAGAAGATGGTGGACAAGAAGGAAATCTTCGAGTTTGCCAAAGAGCGGGACGCTGAAATGCGCGGCATTATTGACGGCGTGTTCGATGCCCCTGTGAGCGAGTCTGTCTTCGGCGGCATGAATGTCTATGCCATTGCCAACGGCCTCCCTGTCTGGTGCAACTTGATGATGGCGGTCATGGATGAGATTGATACCACTTTCACCAGAGAGCAGAAGCTTACTAACCCGCGCATCAGCAAGTACACAGCGAAATACCAGAAGTATCAGAAGAAGTAACCAAAGGAGCACGTCATGAGCTATGGACTTCCAAAAAGCGTGGATATAGACGGGCAGGAGTTTGCTATCCGCTATGATTATCGGGTTATCCTCGACATTTTCGAGGCCATGAACGACCCCGATTCCAGCGAGGAAGACCGGGCCCTTGACGTGCTCCAAATCTTCTATGTGGATTTTGACGAGCTGACCGACTATGACGCGGCCATAAAAGAGGTTTTTCGATTCATCAACGGCGGCGAGGAGCCACGGAAGCAGAAAGGCCCCCACCTTGTGGACTGGCCTATGGACTTCCCCCGCATCATTGGCCCTATCAACCGTGTGCTGGGCTATGAAGCCCGCGCTGTGGACTACGACATCGAAACCAACACGGGCGGCATCCACTGGTGGACTATCCTCGCGGCCTATGCGGAAATAGGGGACTGCCTCTTTGCCCAGATCGTCCGCATCCGCGACAAGAAGGCAAAGGGCAAGCCGCTGGACAAGTCTGACAGGGAGTTCTACCGAAAGAACCGTGACATCATCGACATCAAGCAGACCTACAGTGAGGCGGAGAATGACCTTGTAAAGATTTGGACAGGGGGATAACCTCCGGTTAACTGCACCTTGAAAACTTCATATTGAGATAGCGGAAATTTTTTGGAAAACCTCTTGACTTTTGGCAGACAATAGTTATAATAGACTTATGGCTGACAAAAGTGAGGTGATAAAAATGTCGCCACGAACTGGTAGACCAACGGATAATCCAAAGCAGGATCGAATTACTGTCCGACTCGATAGCCAGTCCAGTAAAATTCTTCAAGCATATTGCAATCAGGAGAATGTTGAAAAGGCTGAGGCAATACGCCGTGGAGTTAAGAAGTTGGCCGACGACATAAAATAAGCAGGGCCTCCCCGCAAAGAAGAACCCCGCTTATTTTCACCGCACCCGAAGGTTTGGTAAATCCATTCTACCATGCCTTCTGGTGAAAATCAATCAGGAGGTTTCCCATGAACGAGAGAAACAGTATTCAAGAACTTCTTAATCAACTGACCAACAGCGAGCATTGGGTCAAGCGCATTGCCGCCGCCTACCTGGGCATCAAGCCCGAGCAGGTGGTTATCACGGTGAAAGGCGGTGATGCAGAATGAGCGTGGAACTCATGCGCAGAGCTATCATTGACATGATTCTTTGGACAGATGATCCGAAGAAAATGAGACATATTTATGTGCTCCTCGGAACATTGTTGAAGAGGAGAGAAGGAGAACCCGGGTATGAATGAACTAATGATTTTCAATAACCCTGAGTTTGGTAAGATTCGTACTATTGAGGAAAACGGCAATGTGCTGTTCTGTGGAAACGATGTGGCGGGAGCGCTTGGATATAAGCGACCGAAGGATGCCGTTTCTGCTCATTGCAAGGGGGCGGTGAAACGCCGCACCCTTACCAGAGGCGGAGAACAGGAGATGCTTTTCATCCCAGAGGGCGACATTTACCGTCTGGCGGCAAAGTCGGAGCTGCCGGGCGCTGAGCGGTTTGAGAGCTGGATTTTTGATGAAGTCCTACCCTCCATCCGAAAGAACGGCGGCTACATCCACGGCCAGGAAAACATGACACCGGAGGAACTGATGGCGGCGGCGCTCATCATGGCAAACAAGACCATTGAGAACCAGAAGCTGCGGCTCTCCTCCCTTACTGTGGAAAACCAGATCATGGCCCCCAAAGCGGCCTACTTCGACGAGCTGGTGGATCGGAACCTGCTGACGGGGCTTCGGGAGACAGCAAAAGAGCTGAATGTCCCACCCAAGCAGTTTGTGAGTTTCCTTTTGGCCGGAAAGTACCTGTATCGGGACAAGAAGAAAAAGCTAATGCCTTATCAGCGGCACGTTGATGCCGGACTTTTTGAACTGAAAGAGTGCTTCAACGATAAGACCCAGTGGGGTGGAACTCAGACAATGGTGACCCCGAAGGGCAGAGAAACATTCCGGCTCCTGATTGCTGGGGCCGCATAATAACACCCCCGCTATCTCGATATGAGGTAGCGGGGGCTTTTATAACTAATTAATATCTTCCCTGTGAATTGTAAAGTGCTGTTTGCTGTCTCTGGCACTTCCAAGATCGATATAAGATGTTTGAAATTCCTCCCAATCGTCTGGAAGTTCCCATACAACATGCCCGACAATTTCCATACCAGGAGAAACAGCACCAACAAATACCACCGCATCATCTACGGTGCCAACAACGACCTTCGGCAACACCTTTCGCCCATCGGCGTAAGCATTAAAGCCAATGTTTGCTACATTTTGAACATTTTCCGTTGTGTTCTTTGCAGAAAAGATTACACACAATAGCCCCTTTCCTGAATCTTCCGGCTCTATTGTGCCGAGCGATGTTTCAAGAGCGGTTGTCCATTTTATATCCACAATCGACAGGTCAAATCGGTCTGCATTTAGCGTTCCATCAATGCCGACACTGTTTTCATCTATTTTCTCGGATGGTTCTGGCTGCTGTGTCTGCTGGTTGACAAGTTCGTTTTGCGCTGGCCCATTGGAACCAGAATTTGATGGTTTAGCAGAACGTCCGCCAAAGGTAACGGCAACAGCCGCAAGAACAGCGGCAATAATTACAACGGCGAATAGAACATTGTTTTTAACACGTCTATTCCGGTTTGTTGGGTTGTTTTCTGTATCAAATACGGCTGCCTGCGGCGTATTTGTTGCGTATTCACTCTCAACTACGAGGTGTGATCCAGATATTGCTGTGTTTACAACTTTTGTAGTGTCATCCGGCGATACGAGGATTGAAATTGAGCAGTCTATCTTTCGCCCCTTTTGGAACGAAAGGGTATGCGGGCCGTCTTGGGCATATGCAGAAATTGTTGTGCCGTTTCTTAAAATCCCAACCACTTTGTCATCCAAAAGCACTGTAAAGTCAACAGCGCATCCCCACGGCGATTTTTCTCTTGTAATAATGATTTCCTTGTACCCTTCCAATGTAAATCTCTCCCCTCAAGGTGGTGTTTAATATGGCCGCTGACGGCTCTATCGTCATTGAAACCAATATTGACAATAAGAAAGCACAAAAAGAGCTGAATCAGCTTGCTAAGAAAATCCAATCGCTCGAAGATCAACTTACGTCCAAAAAGCAGGGAAGGTTTCCTTTAGTAGAAAACCTCAACGTTGTAAATGCGGAGTTGGAGGAGGCCAGGAAGCAGTTATCCATGCTCCAGGACGAACAGAATGCTATCAATGCCGCCATGAAACCTGGTTCGTCCGCTGATGACTATATGCGTGCCTATTCTGACAGGCCTATGGTCGATTCCAAATTGAAAAAGCAACAAGAAAAGGTTGACGCAATTGAGAAAGAGTGGAGGCAGGCTGAAAAAGCGCTTTCAGATTATGATTCCAAAATTTCTGGATTAGAAGGAAAGTTGAACCTGGCAAAAGAGGAAGCCGGAGGGCTCCAGCAGAACATGGAAAAGTCCGGCCCTGCCGCCGCCAAAATGGCAAAATCAGTAGATAGAGCGCAAAAGAGCGCAAGCAAATTTTCCTCTCGCATGCGTGAAGTTATCAGAAGTGCGCTTGTATTCACGGTCATTACACAAGGTCTTGCGAAGTTCCGTGAATGGATGGGGAAAGTCATCAAAACAAATGACGAGGCTAGAGCATCTATTGCACGCCTAAAAGGGGCTCTCCTGACACTCGCCCAACCAATGATTGAGGTCATTATACCAGCATTTACAAGTTTTGTCGATATGTTGGCCCGTATAATTTCAATGGCCGCCCGGATTACTGCTGCGCTTTTTGGTACAACAGCAGAGAAAGCTGCGGACTCCGCTGAAAATCTGTATGAGGAAACAGAAGCACTTGAAAAAACGGGTGAGGCGGCTGAGGAGGCCGGGAAATCGCTCGCTTCTTTTGATGAAATCAACCAGCTTTCAGGGAGCAGCAATAAAAGCGAAAATCAGGCACAACAGGACCAATCAATCGAGCCAGATTTCTCTATTGTAAAAACCAGTATTCAGGATGCCCTTTCGGCCATCCTTGAGCTACTTACTGGTGCTGCCCTCCTTGCAATTGGTGCAATTCTTGTATTTACAGGAGCAAGTATCCCGGTCGGACTCGCCTTGATGGTAGCTGGTGCGCTTGCTATTGTGGATGCTGTTACATCGAATCCAGAAGCTATAAAGGCGTTATTACAAGGAGGGCTTGGTGAGGCCCTTTCTATTATCGGGCCTCTGGTTGCCGTGATTGGCGTTCTTTTGGTTATTACGGGACATATTCTTATTGGCATTTCGTTAATCATTATGGGCGCAGCAATTTGGGCTACGGGGGCGGCATCTGGAGACGAAGGAGACTTTATCCAAAATATTTTAACAAGACTTTCGGAGGCGGCCGCAGTCATTGGTCCCCTGATTGCCGTTTTAGGTGTTTTTCTTGTCATCACTGGACACATCCTACTTGGTGTGGCGTTTATTATCGCTGGAGCAGCCCTTTGGGCCGTGGGTAAAGCCGCAGGCGATGAGGGGGATTTTGTTGAAAACATAAAAACAAGACTTTCGGAGGCGGCTGTAGTAGTTGGCCCCCTGATTGCGGTTCTTGGTGTTCTCCTTGTAATCATGGGGAATATCTTAATGGGTATTTCCTTCATTATTGCAGGTGCGGCGATTTGGGCCGTGGGTAAAGCCGCAGGCGATGAGGGGGATTTTGTTGAAAACATAAAAACAAGACTTTCGGAGGCGGCTGTAGTAGTTGGCCCCCTGATTGCGGTTCTTGGTGTTCTCCTTGTAATCATGGGGAATATCTTAATGGGTATTTCCTTCATTATTGCAGGTGCGGCGATTTGGGCCGTGGGTAAAGCCGCAGGCGATGAGGGGGATTTTATACAAAATATCCTAACGAGATTGCAAGAGGCCGCAGAAGTTATTGGCCCATGGATTGCCATAATTGGCATAGTGCTCTTGGTTGCAGGTCAAATTGCCCTAGGAATCGGTTTAATTGTTCTTGGTATTGCGATCTTTGCATTTAGCAAGATGGAAATGGATGGCGGCGAATCGCTAATTGATACTATCGTTTCTGCACTGTCCGCGGCAATGGTAGAGATATCGCCGTACATTGCAATAATTGGCCTCGTTTTGATTCTGGTTCCAGGTATGCAGGGGATCGGCATTGCCTTGCTAGTTGCTGGAATTGGGTTGTTTATTGCTGGTACGGCATTAGCTGCATCCAATAGCACTGAAATGAAAAGTTGGGTTGAAGTGTTGCAGCTTGATCAGGTATCTCAGTGGGTATCTACGGCGCTCCTGCTCGCTGGTATTGCATTAGTGGCAATCGGAGCAATGACGCTTAATCCGTTTTTCTTGCTGGCTGGAATAGCCCTTTTAGGCGGTGGCGTTGCGCTCAAAGCATTAAACAGTAGCGGAAAAACAAGTAGCGGTTCCTTTTCAGCCAGATCCGGCTCAGGCCGAATGTCAGTACCAAGGCTTTCAATTGATGACGTTCCTGCCCTTGCAAAAGGCGCGGTCATACCGCCTAATAAAGAGTTCCTCGCCGTACTGGGAGATCAAAAGAGCGGGACAAATATAGAGGCTCCAACATCTGAGATTGAAGCCGCTGTTGCTCGTGGGATGCAGCGATATGGTGGCGGCGGCTCCAATACAGTTATCTTGGAAATCGACAAGCAGGTGCTTGGTCGCGTATCTTATCAAGCAACTCAGAGCGAAGTTCAGCGTATCGGCGTAAATTTGGTGGAGGGTTAAATGAGCTATATCAAATTGAACGGCATTGAGTTTGACGCAGATGTTGCAATTTCGACTTATAATCGAAGTTTCAATGTACTAGATGGAGATAATGCAGGCCGAGTGCTTTCCGGTCGAATGATACGTGATGTTATTGGAACCTATCTTGGACATAAGATTACAGTGTTTCGCAGAGGAGACAATTACGAAGGGCTGGATACCTTTTGGGACTATCTGTACCAACACTCAGTCGATGATAGCGTTATGTTGGAGGCTGCGGACGGACAGACAACCATCTCCTACGAGGCGTATTATACTAGCGCATCTCAAGACATGGAGAAGGTAGAAGGTAGCGTAAATTATTGGGGAGAAATAGAGGTAAGCTTTGTCCCGATAGACGCACAGGTCAAGCCGTAAAAAGTGAGGATAGGCGATGGCAAACAAAAACAAAATTGTGTATGGCGACAGAGTTTTTGAGGGCAACAAAATTAAAAGCGGAAATCTTCATATTGCAACATCTCTTCTATCTTCCTCTCTGGAAGCCAATACCTTATCAGTCGTAATTGAGACTGAGGACAGAACAATTACAGAGTTTGAAAGAAACGCTCCAATTGTTTATTTTTATGATGACGTTCAGACCGGTGTGTTTTATGTGAAATCCATTGACCGGAATGGCCCTAATACATATAAGATATCTGCAACAAGCGCAATTGGGCTTTTATCTGAAAATCAGCATTATGGAGGAATCTACTCTGGAGAGACTGCATCCGAACTTCTTGCTTCCATATGCGGCACAATACCATACGAGATAAAAACAAATTTAGCAGACATAAAATTGTATGGTTGGTTACCTATCGCTACGGCAAGGGATAACTTGTCACAGGTTCTATTTGCAATTGGCGCAACTATTCGAACTGATCTAAATGGAGTTCTTCGGATTGCGGCCCTTTGGGATGGAATTAGCGGGAACCTTGGTTTAGACCGAATGTATCAGGGCCCGAGCGTCACTAACGCGGCCAAAGTAACCCAAGTAATTGTTACAGAACACCAATATATAAAATCTGGTGAGTCATCTACACTTTTTGAAGGGGCCACAGAAGCAGGCAGTATTATCACATTTGAAGAGCCTGTTTTTAATCTATCCGCATCTGGCTTTACTATTTTAGAGAGTGGAGCCAACTACGCAAAACTATCTTCAGGTTCCGGAAGGCTTACTGGAACAAAGTATACACACAACAAAAGCCAAATCATACGTGATATTGTTTCAGCCAAAGAGCCGAATGTAAAGAAGGTTGAAAATGCTACGTTGGTATCGCTCATAAACTCTGCGGCTGTCGCAGACCGAATGAAAAATTACTATAAGCATGCTCAATCTATCCAAGCACCAGTTGTCTATAAAGGGGAATCAACAGGAAACCGTGTGTTGACGTGGGACCCATATAACAAAGAACCAGTTACGGCCTGCATTGAAATAGAAGATATTAACATTTCAAATACATTAAAGTCAACTTCAAAAATGCTTGTTGGATATAAGCCACCGCAGACGGAGGACGTTGAGATATTAGAAAATCGAATTGTTTTGTCCGGTAGCGGTACATGGCAAATACCTGATCAGGCAGTAAATGTGCGTGTTGTCGTAATCGGAGCTGGTAACGGAGGTCAAGCCGGAATGGACGGAGAACCTGGTGATGATGGTGCATCTGCTAGTGCTTCGAATGGCGGAACTGGCATTGGAGTTTTTGGGAAAGGTGGATCTGGTGGAAATGGGGGGCACGGAGGAGGAGGGGGCAAATTTCTTACAGTAGATCTTGAAATCGGAGATGATAGGACCCTTCAATTCCAGTGTGGGGCTGGAGGAACTGGAGGGATAGCTAATGGGGCAGAAGGATCTATCGGGACAGAAACAACTATTTCGATAGGTGGGATGGTTTATTCAAGTGGTGATGGAGATTCGACAGGTGCCGGATACACAGACATCATAACAAAAGAAACTTATGCAAAAACAGGAGACATCGGAGCCGATGGAGCCAATGGAGGAAACGGAGGGGAATCAACTGCCTATGAACTATTGAAAGGTGACAGTGGAGAAAATTCAGGAGATATACCTGGTGGCGCTGGGGGCAAAGCCGGAAGTTATAGTGGAGGCTCTACACCGCACAGTTGGCGTGAAGTTGATGGGGGATCTTCATCCGCAAGCTTTACAATCGGAGAAACAATTTCTGGATATACAAAGTCGTCTTTTGACACAAAAACTGGAGAGTGGAGGCTAAGCGACTTTAAATCTGCTACCATAAAGGCAACAGGTACAAGCCCTAATTATTTTTGTACACTTGTTGGGTCTGGAAGTTCACAGTATCGTATAGAAGAACTTGTTGGGAATAATTACACAGAAAACCCTAAAGACGTTCCTGGATATCGTTATAAGACAAACAAAAGTCCAAACTATGGAATTGCATGGCAAAAAGGATACGGCGGCGGTGGTGGCGGTGGCTCTTCTTATAATTCTCCTGGAGGGCAAGGAGGGATAAACGACCAAAATCCATCTTCTTACGGATCTGGAGGAAACGGAGCATCAGGCGATTCAAAGTCTATAGCTACGCTATACGGATGCGGAGGAGACGGAGGAAATGGCGGCGGCGGTGGCGGCGGCGGCGGTGGGTCTCGTATTCAGCTTTGGGAAACATACACCAAATACACAACCGCGGATGGTTCTTCTGGTGGACATGGTGGTAAAGGAGGAGCTGGCGGAGACGGAGCGGATGGATGTGTAATTGTTTACTATGGCGCACCTAAAAAAAAGGTATCTGGCCCCGTGAAAGACAGAAATGGCCTCGTTGTTCTGGACAAGCTTGGCCGTCGGCTAATTGTGTGAGGTGAGAAAATGGAACTGACTCTGGAGGAGCGTGTAGCGGCACTTGAGCGGAAATTATTAGCCAGAGAAGCGGCAGAAGAACCAACCGAATACTACACCAGCAAATACAGCGGTGAGGAGATCGATGCCCTCCTGGACAAGGTGGCCGCTATGGATGGGGGCGGGGCATAATGCTCATCATGACGGATTGGTACATCTGCACCCCGCCTAAATTTTGCCTCGGGTTTGAGGGCGACAATGAGGCTGTAGTCCTCGAAATCTCCACAGACCTCACAGACGAGTGGGACTTAAAGGTGGATGTGGAGAAAGACGGTCAAAAGAATATTATCCAGCTCCAGCGCGTCGGGCAAGTGTACTCCGCTCTGCTGACCTCCTCCATGTTGGCTGACGATGGACAGTATTTAATGCAGGTTAGAGGCACACTCGGGGAGCAGGTGCGGCACAGTAATATATTCTACGCAACGGTCCATGACTCCATTAACGCCGTAGACGCTTTCCCACCTCCTCTGCCCTCCGAGTTTGAGCAAATGGAAGAGCGTATCACAGAGTTGAACCAGCATCCCCCGAGGCCCGGCCTGGATGGATTTTGGGAGATTTGGAACCCGGACAGTGGACGGTATGAGGCGTCGGATATCCCGCTACCTTCTGGCGGAGGGGGAGGAACTGGTAATGTATCTTCCCAGGAGGTCAACATCATCAAAGTTTTGGACCGGGCGGAATATGATGAACTTCCACAAAAAGATCCAAGAACCCTATACCTGATTCGGGGGTGACGATATGCTCAACATTGGAGATATCCCGGTGACTGAGCTATTTGCTGGGACATTAGGTGTAAAGTCAGCCTCCGTTGGAGACGAAACGATTTATACCAGACCGGGCGGATATTTCTATCTGGAACTTGAAACAGAAAAGGAGAAGTAAACATGGCGAGTTATTTTAATCTTACACTCGACACAACTGCGCCGTCTGGCCTAACACTAAGCATCAATGACGGTGCCCTATATGCTACCAGCACAGCGGTTAAGCTAACAATCGGAGTTTCGGATGATGTTACCACCGGCTACCAAATGAAGATTTGGGGCATTGACGGTGTAGCGGAGGAAGCGTCGGCCAGTTGGGAAACCTTTGCCACTACAAAGAGTGTCAATTTGACTTCCGGTGACGGGCTAAAAACCGTACATATCAAAGTCAGGGACGATGTGGGCAACGAAAGTGCCGCCGTGTCCGACGATATTACCCTCAACACCACTGTACCTGTAGTAACAGTTACCGGCCCGGACAAAAGCAAAATCTCTAAGGTGGAAGGTTACAACAAGTCTAAAATCTCCTTTACCGTGGATGTGGCTTTTGCTGAATACAAAGTGTGCGTAGTGCCAGCAAACTCCAGCACTCAGGATGCCGGTGTGCTCATCCCAACCGACGGTGGCTCTATCAACACCAGCGGGGCTGATGGAGACTATCCTGCGTCTACGCCCATCGAGGTCACCATTACCGGAACTGACCTTGAGACTGCAAGCAGCGGCGACAACGTCAAGATTGTCAAGGTGTTCGTTAAGACTGAGGCGGGCATCTGGAGTGTGGCCTAATGGCCACGCCAGGGCTAACCTTTTCTGTCTCCGGTAACAAAGTATCAGATGAAGCTGGATTTGATCATATCATTGTAAAATTCCAGTCGGACATCCCATATCAGGCGTTTGAGTGCCGGGCCACAAAAAACGGGGAGAACTACGGCGTGGGGAAAGGGGCTCTTGTGGCCTCCTTCTCCGCGACCCCGGCCAACACAGAACGTAGTTTTGAGGTCTACGACGATTATCTTGTTCACGGGGATGGAGACTACCGCATATCCCTATTTGCGCAGGGAAAGGATGGTAGCTGGAACGATAATTACTATTACATCCCACTGGGCAGTTCGATGTATATCTGCGCTGACGGGAAACCGTATCTCTGCATGAGGGAGTGATAATATGGCGACAACCGAAGGGTACAACGGTGCATACACAGGACAACAAATTGATGCCGCCATTGGGAAAATTAACGACGCCGTCACAGTCCCCGGCGGCGGCACGATGCAGATGGGGGAGAGCCTGGGCGACGGGCCGTACACCATCGAAGTAACCGAAGACGGAGAGGGCGGCGGCCTCTCCGCCGAACAGGTGGGCTACAGCAACACGGGCAGCGGCCTGGAGGCCACCAATGTGCAAGAGGCTATCGACGAGCTGGCGGGGAAGGGCGGAGGCGAGTATCTGCCTTTGACTGGCGGGACTATGACGGGGCCTCTCACTTTAAGCGGGCTACCGACCAGCGAAAACCACGCCGCCAACAAGCGGTACGTGGATACGAGTGTTGAACAGGTGCTTGGCTCAATCGGATATAGCCTAGTAAAGGAATACACATCGCCGGGGAGCTTTACCCATACGTTCGACCGCAAATATACAGATGTTTTTGTGATTGTGGTTGGTGCTGGAGGAGGCGGAGGTTCGAGTGGAGAGCGCGGTGGAGGTGGCGGCGGGGGTGGGGCCGTAGCGTGTTTCCATGTTTTGGATAGCAGTACAATTCAAAACAATAATATTGTTGTTGGAACTGGTGGAGCTGGTGCAGTCTCTTCTTTGGGACCGTCCGTCACTAATAATGGCTCCGCTGGTGGGAGCAGTAGCGCTTTTGGTATTACCGTACCTGGTGGCAGTGGTGGAATAGCCAATCTTGGTGGCATGGGTGGTGGCTACGCCCCCAATGAGATTGTTCCTGGTTGGCTCATGATAGGTGGTAGTGGTGGTAGCCATAATAACAATGGCGATGGCGATGGCAATGCTGGGCCTATTATTTCTATTGTTGGGTTTAAACCTTTCGGTGGCGGAGGTGGCGGAGGGGGCAATCCTAGTCTTAATGATCCGCCAACTCCCGGCGGAAATGGCGGTGACGGTGGAGCCGGTAATGGTGGCGCTGGAGCTACCGGCCAGAGCAATGCAATAATGGGTAAAAACGGTACCCGCGGTGGTGGCGGAGGAGGTGGTGGAGCGGGATGGACTTTTCGTTCCAGCGAGTATAAGCCCAGCGGCATAGGTGGCAAAGGCGGCGATGGATATGTGGCGATTTACGCAAGAGGTATTTCTTGATGAAAACAGTCTATTTAAATGAGGATAACACTGTCCGCGAAATCATCCCGGAATACGCACTTCCACCGGAGAAGTGGTATAGCGAGGCATTTGCACGACGCTGTGTAGAGGTACAGGACGATGTAGAGCAGGGGTGGCGCTACAACCCCGAAACAGGACAGGCCGCCCCGGACAATAGACCGCCGGAGCCTGAACTAACTCCGCAATACGCCGCCGCTATGAGGGCCTATGCGGCCACCAGCACGGCTATCCCCGACACCTACGCCCTGGACATGCCCGATCTGTTTCCCACCTGGGCGGTGGTACTGGCAGACGGCGAGGAACTGCCTGCGGGACGCATCCTCAACGACGAAGGCCAGCTCTACCGGGTGGTGCAGGCGGTAACGCCTCAAGAGGAGATGCCCCCGCACGACGACGGCATGCTCGCCATCTACCGGCCCATTGACCGTGAGCACGCGGGCACAGTGGACGACCCCATCCCGTGGGTGTACGGCATGGACTGTCATGCGGGTAAGCACTACAGCTACAACGGCAAGGTCTACAAGGTGGCAGAGGGCGGGGACATGATTCCCTGCACGTGGGCCCCGGATACCCCGGATATGTGGCAATGGGTGGAGGTGTAGCACATGGCTATCGTTGTAAACGGCAAAAAAGTTGCCGGGGTGGGACTGCCTGGCAAAGACGGAGCTCCAGGGGCAGACGGCAAGGATGGTGCACCTGGAAAGTCCGCCTATCAGGCGGCAAAAGAGAAAGGATATACCGGAACCGAAGAGGAGTTTAACACCGCTCTGGCTGGTATGCAAAGTGCTCCATTCCTGCCGCTGGCTGGCGGCGTAGTAACTGGCAACCTTATATTAGGGGTAGATAGTTCTAGTGGGAGTGCCTTATATATTGGGAGTGAAAACGGAGCACAGGTTGTATTTGATTCCATGTGGGGACTTAGAGTTCTCGCAGATACGATCATTTTCGGTCAGAACTCCAATGATCAGAAGTCGCTTATTTTCCATAACGGCCAGATCAAAAACTTGTCATTGCCGGGAAGTCCAAACGACGCCGCCAACAAGCAGTACGTGGACGAGCACGCGGGGGCGAGGGTTATTTTGGGGAGCTATGTGGGGACAGGAAAAACAGGTAAAAGCAACCCTAATCAAATAACCTTAGCCGAACCCTTTAAAATACTCTGTATTTATGGTA